TGTGAGTGCACGCTCGGGAGCTGGCTTTGGTATTGGTGCCAACCTAGTGGGCTTTCCTAGGATTTAAGCACACACTTTTTTAGAAAAGCACTTTTAGGAAAAGTGCAGCAAAAACCTACCTTTAGAAAAAGTGTAGCAAAAACCTACCTTTAAAAAAGGTAGAGCAAAAACACACTTTTTATGCGAAGTATACGGAACGAAATAGAAAGTGTAGCAAATACTGTCGGAATCATACTGTCGGAATCATACTGTCGGTATTATATTGTCGGTATAAACTCCCAATCTAATTCATCGCACATATTTTTCCATATAACATCTTGTTCTATACGTTTCTCTCTATCTTTTAGCATTGGAAAATACGGTAAAAATTGATGTTGGTCTAGGAGTTCACATAATTTATAAACAGTATAATAATAATTTAAAAAATTTATGCGATAATCCGGGCAATATTTAGCGTAAGGAGCTTGGATGTCCATAAACAAATTACACAAAGTTATTTCTAATTCAGCACTCATAATCGGCGGTTTAATACCTAATTTATCTTTAATAAATGGTATATGTTCATAATATTTATTATAGCCTAATTTTTTTAAAATATCTTTTGTTCTTTTATTAGTTAATTGTGATAAGCTTATTCTTTCTTTTTTTATTTGTTGAGTAATATTTTCAATTATGTCACTAGGCATGCGAGTTGTTTCTTTCGCTTGAAACTGTGCTAAAATCTCCCGAAAATGATTAATTCTTTTATATGCATAAAAACACACTTCCTTCGGCGGTTCTTTATACGAAGGTTTTTCATTTTCAATCAAATATTTAGTGTGTTTAAAACATTCATTGCAAATTAATATACCTTCGTGTTCGAGTGGTATAAGGTCACCTTTATTGCAGAATTTACATACATCCGCTAGAGTAGTATAATTATTTATATCTAAACAGGACTCATTAACATTAGACAAATATTTATTAACATAAGAGATTTCTTTCTGATTAGTATCGTCATTGATATTATTGAAGAAATTTTCTAAAACAGTAGTCTTGTTTTTACATTCAGCTATATTTTTTTTGTTCTCAAAATATGTAAATATATATTGTGAGTTATTTAGCAAATATTCTTTTTCCGACTTTTTAATTGTCTTTAATTGCATTTTTATTTGATTAAGTTTATCACCTATAGCTATTCTTTCATCTATAGATAAATTATTCGTGGTTAATTTCAAGTTTAGTTGTTTTTGTTCTTTTTCAAGTTCGGGTTTTGTATTTAGGGAATCTTTTCTAAAATTAGAAAGAATTTCTTTATGTTTAGTGTCAAGTGTAACAGTTTCTTTTGTGTGTTTTTTCAAACTTTTAAAAATGCTTGTCATATATTATAAAGATATAGTATTTATTTAAGCAAAATTTAGCACTTTAATAAATATATTATGTTTAGAAATAATTAATGTTTTCTAATTAATTAAATAAATGGAAGCATGTGCAAGTGTAACGGGTGCGGAAGCATGTGCAAGTGTAACGGGTGCATGTGCAAGTGTAACGGATGCATGTGCAAGTGTAACGGGTGCGGACTCATGTGTAAATGTAGCGGACCTTTGTATAAATACAAATATAACAACTATTAGCCATATTACATTGCAAAAAATGAAATTTCTCTATAATGCTTTAGAAAACGGTTGGACTGTAGTTAAGAAAGAAGATAAATATATTTTTAATAAGAAACATGAAGGAGAGAAAGAAATTTATTTAGATTCTTATCTGCAACAATTTTTAATGAGAAATATGAGTGATATTAGCGAATAGTTATAGATTATTTAAAAGGGCGAATATTTAGCTATAAATACTGCTATAATTAAGTATATTAAGTAAATAAATTAAGTAAATAATTAAAACAATAATTAAAACAATAATTAAAACAATAATTAAAACAATAATTAAAACAATAATTAATTAAATGAATTAAATTAATTAAATGAATTAAATTAAAATTCCAAAATTTTTTTTCTTTAGCCATATTATAACAATGGGAGGAGGTTTAATGCAACTCGTAGCTTATGGCGCTCAAGACGTGTATCTGACGGGTAATCCTCAGATTACTTTCTGGAAGGTGACCTATCGTCGTCACACAAACTTTGCGATGGAGTCAATCGAACAAACTTTTAACGGTCAAGCCGACTTTGGTCGCCGCGTGACTTGTACTATTAGCCGAAACGGTGATTTGGCTTACCGCACCTATTTGCAAGTAACTTTGCCCGAAATTAACCAAAACATGAAGGGTACTTTGGATATGGGTGTCTGGGCCCGTTGGCTAGACTTCCCAGGAGAACAGATGATTTCTCAGGTTGAAGTAGAAATTGGAGGTCAACGTATCGACCGGCAATATGGAGACTGGATGCATATCTGGAATCAGCTTACTTTGTCTGCTGAACAGCAACGCGGTTACTACAAGATGATTGGTAACACCACCCAGCTCACCTTCATCTGTGACCCGTCTTTTGCCGCCGTGGATGGTCCTTGCGCCTCGGGCGCCCCCGTCCAAGTGTGCGAACCCCGTAACGCGCTTCCCGAAACCACCTTGTATATCCCCTTTCAATTCTGGTATTGCCGTAACCCTGGGTTGGCACTGCCTTTGATTGCCTTGCAGTACCACGAAGTTAAAATCAACTTGGATATTCGCCCAATTGATGAGTGCTTGTGGGCCGTAAACACTCTGGATTGCACGCCAGGTAAAAATGTTTCAGTCAAGTCGGTCACTCCTTACAATCAATCTTTAGTGGCGGCTTCCCTCTATGTTGACTACGTCTTCTTGGATACCGATGAGCGTCGCCGTATGGCCCAGAACCCCCACGAATACCTCATTGAACAGTTGCAATTCACTGGTGATGAGTCCGTGGGTTCTTCCTCCAATAAGATTAAGTTGAACCTCAATCATCCTTGCAAGGAACTCATCTGGATTGTCCAGCCTGACGCCAACGTCGACTATTGCGCTTCTCTTAGTTGCAATACTATGCTCTTCAAGACGCTCGGTGCACAACCCTTCAACTACACGGACGGTATCGATGCTTTGCCCAACGCTATCCATGCGTTTGGTGGTGCAAACGCCATTGCGGCCACTACCGGTTCATATATTGATGCGTCGGGTCTCTTTAATGACCCCGGAGCGGTGGATGTAGACACGGCGGGCTACTGGGGCTATGATAGTGCCGGCGGACATGGACCCACTCAAGGCGGGTTTGATAACGGTCTGATTGGCGGCGACGCTGTTAATGGGAATACTGGAATTCGGGTTGGTGATGGTGGAGGTGCCTTGGTCAACTCGGGTGTCTCCGATGCCGGCACATTTGTGCTCGCCGAGACCTCCCTCGATATGCACTGCTGGGGTGAAAACCCCGTCGTCACTGCCAAGCTTCAGCTTAACGGCCAGGACCGTTTCTCGGAACGCGAAGGTACCTACTTTGACTTGGTTCAACCTTACCAACACCACACTCGCAACCCCGATACGGGTATCAACGTCTACTCGTTTGCTCTTCGCCCTGAAGAACATCAGCCATCGGGTTCGTGCAACTTTTCGCGAATTGATAATGCCACTCTTCAGCTGGTCTTGTCAAACGCCACGGTTGCTGGTACCAACACGGCGAAGGTGCGTGTTTATGCGACCAATTATAACGTTTTAAGAGTTATGAGCGGCATACCCGAAGCTTGTGCCGAACAGTTGGCTGCCAGATTAGTTATTTGCTTACTAATTTGGATAAACAGTGTAAAGCAAATATGTGTTTTCAATCATGTTGTAAACGCATTATGTAACCAGCTAGTCTCGTTCTGACTAATGAACGAGGCAACATTTCTAAATTGCGGGAACATCCTTAAAGCCTTTTCTACTACTTCTTCTTGTGAAAACATAAAGAATACCCAGGGTAACGACCTCGGGCATAGTAATAACGAAAAGGATTGGACAATCTGCAGCCAAGACCCTAAGTGCGCTAATGCAAGCATATGGGAAAGGTTCAGAGACTATAATGGAGTGGGTTTGAGGGAGTTAGCAACTTCCAGTGATAACTTAAGGGATAGTCCATGCTTCAGTTGAAAGATTGAGGTCGCTATAGGTGAACCCGGGGCGGGTTAGCTTATAGCAATTAAGACGATATATCGTCACAATATTTTATTATTTTTAACAAACACAAAAACAAACAAACACAAATAAAAAATTATAATATATATTTTATATTATAATTGAATTACAAGTAAAGAGCATTGTGTATACTACTTTATATAACACAATGGACACAGACAATCTTACACACTTAGCACGATTTAAACATGTACGGCCTCATCCATCTTATATCGCAGGTATGATAGATGGCGATGGATGCGTCTTTATTCGAAAAATAACCCAGGGTTACCAATCTGGTATAAGTATTACTCAAAGCAGGACGAATGTATTGCAAGTAATACGCTATCATTTCGGTGGTAGTATCACTACTTCTGAAAAGAGAAATAATAAAGTTGAGGACAAATTAGATGATACAGGAGAATTTTATCATAAACATAATGTAAGAAATCAATATAATTTAATGATTAGAAGCAATGAATATGCGATGTTGTTAGAATATATAAGACCTAGTATAATTATAAAACAGCAACAATTAGAGTGTGTACGTGATTTTTATAAATTAGTAGATATACCAAATGTGGTAGATGATAAAGAAGTGTTATATAAAAGATGTAGTGAAACAAATAAACATAAAAACATGGATGAAGTTAATTTATTACGAATGAATATTGAATATATCCAGGGGTTGTTAGATGCGGAAGGTTGTTTTTATATAGATAAAAATAATACAAATAAAAATAATACAAATAAATTTAAAATAACTTTAACACAAAAAAACCACCCTATTGTACTAGAAAAAATAAAAGAGTTTTTAGGATTTGGAAAGATTGAAAGCAAGTATTGTTTAACAATAAGGAAAAAAACAGACTGTTTGACATTTATTTCCCTGGTTAAACATGGACTAATAGTCAAATATAACCAAGCGGTGGCCTTTGAAACTTATCTTTTAACAGATGATATCAGTATAAAACAAAACATGTATAAACTATGCAATGAAGAGAAACATAAAATAGAGAAATTTGATGAAATTAATTGTAACAGTGGAGGAAAAGAAGCCTTTAATGAAACACTTCGGTTAAGAGATTTGAAAGACAAACTTTGTAAAGAAATTAAATTAAAGCAAGTGTATAAGGAAAAATCTGAAAAAATGATGGGGGAAGGTAATCATAATTTTGGTAAACCTAATCCAGTTGAAGTTCGCAAAAAAATGTCAACATCCATTAGAGACGCCAAAAATGGTATTAGTGATGAGGTAATTTTACAAGTGAGAACATTAATTAAGGCAGGTAAATTAAATAAAGAGATTCAGGAATTATTGAATTTACCAAGACATACCGTGACCAGAATTAAGAATGGTAAAACTGTTTGTAGAACGGAATGTAAGCTTGAAAAAAAACCATTAACAAAGGAGGAACAGAATATAAAAAAACGGAAAATACATTTGGACGAAATATTGTTGGTTATCGAGAAGACGATTAAAGATGAAAAACCCATGGCTATATTAGAGCAATTAGACGCTATTAGACTTAAGAATAATATTAAAAATGATTTAACCGTGGATATTATTAAAAATATACGTCGAGATATATGTCACGGTGAATTGCCTTTCTATCCAGCCGAAGTACCAGAAGAAACGTATGAGCGGTATGAGAAATTAGTTACAACTTATTATAATAATTATAAAGTATAAAGTATAAAGTATAAAGTATATTTATTATAATAAATAATATGAATAAAGAGAAACAAACTTTTCTTATAGTTAAAAAAGACCGCAGGGAGAGAAAACGCACAACTAAACGCGGGATTACTGGGGAAGAAGTTATTTTTATTTTTGAGAAAATATTAGAAGGTTGGAAAACTATTAAAATTTATAATACCATGATTCAACAAAATCCTCAATCGGGTCTTGATAAGAAAAAAGTAGAAGTTATTTCTACTGGTAATAGTAAAGTGTTTGAAAGTGAACTCGCCGTCGAACGGCATAAATATTATTTAGCCTTACGCGAAAAAGTCTATGCATTTCATGTAGTAAATAAAGTAAAGTAACATATATTATATATTATATTTTTTTATTCATTAAACAATACATTCATATTTCTAACCTCCGGTTTATTCTCTTCCGTGTGAAACAATTTGGTGAGTAAATCGTTCTCTCTAAACCGAATACTATAATCATGTTGCAATTTATTCCGACCGACGCGCCCCATGGATTGGATACATTTTTCTTGGCTCATATGACCCAAGTCTTTACTAATATAACCATGACAGAACTGATAGTTTGTTCCGTAAATGAAATCAGAATTGGCGATAATTAAATATAATTTCTGTTCTTGCGCTAATTTTTTCATCAATTCAGTATACCGGTCACTGGTGTGAGAAGAGAATACCCCGATACCCATCATGAGTAACAATTTCCAATGGTCTTCAATGTCGTCAATCTGCATAATCTGTTCTACGTAGTCTTCCGATACATTGCTCGTGAAAGGTTTGTTTGATAATTCATCATTATTATATATATGAGTCGCATGCTTATAGAGATGCTCGGTCGTATTTGGGATATATTGCGGACTCAGTATAACCATCTTCATAGAGGCTTGTAATTGTTGAATATGTAACAATTTCTTGCGTAATTCTGGACTCATACGGTCCATATTACCTTCTTTATTCTCTTTCCCTTCATCTTTGATAGTATCGTCTTCAAAATCTTTCGTCTTTCGGGCGATTTTTTCATTTAAATCCGTATTAAATTCAATCGCTTTCATAATATCGCTTATGACTTGCTCGGGAATATGTGCCTCTTGGATATAGAACTTGGCGATTTTTTCCACGTTATCCGCTAAGAAGATGGTCGGGCCATCGGTTAAAGTATGAGCGTCTGTAGTGACAATATGGATATTTGAGACGTGTTTGGGTTTACGGGACGCGACCATATGCTGATAGATGGTCGTCCACAGTTCGGGCTTGAGGTTACCCAATAATTCCAAGTAATATAATTTAATATTATTCATATTAATGGTTTCTATGGTGGGAAATTGTCTCTCAAGGGCGAAGCGACTGCTGGTTATAAAGGTGTGTTGTCCAAGACTTGCGGGCTGTCCTGCCTTTGCGGGCAAGGACCCGTCACTTTGGGTCACGTATCGAATGAACTTGAGAACCTCTCCCAAATCCATATAACGTAGCAGGGTTTTATAGTTTTTACAATGTTTAACGATTTTCTGTATTTCCGCGTAATCAGTGCTCAGATAATGGGGCATTTCTATAAACCCTTCCTTGTTAATGAGCGGAATCGTTTTCTTGCAATCATAACTGACAATATCATGTACTTCTGCATTTTCGAAATTTCCACAGAAATCCTTGATGGTATTAACTAATTCACTGCGTTGCGGTAAAGTCGCAGAGGAGAGCACGACATTGGGAATAATGTTTTTCGTCCAATTGTCTTTGATAATTTTATGAAACTCGTGCGTGTCATAATCAAGAGTAATGGTGGGTTCATCCCAGTACAAAATAATATTCTCTTTGGGGTTAAAAGCTAACATATAATACATTGCTGGTAAATAGGATTGAATATCACTAATCATAATTTCGACTTTATCGCCGACCGAATTGTCGACTTTGCCAATCCCCCCACTTTTTTTATTCACGGAATATTCTTTGGCAGCGTAATAATGGAGGCGAATATCTTCGGCGTCATTACACCCAAAGGCAAACGCGACTTTCTTCTGTGAGGAGATGGCCGCTTTGGCTAAGGCGAGTCCCACGTGGCGCGCGGCACAGACAAAGATGATGCGATGTTTCTCGGCTAAACCCAGCGGTGATAAAGTTTTACCAGTTCCAGTGGGGGCAATATATAAAATCAGTTTTGGTTGGGGTTGTTTACATAAGGTGAACAGTTGTTTTTGGTGGTCATATAAAGTTTCGTCGGCGTATTGTAATAAATAAGGATTTTGTTCGATGATTTGTTGGCCTCTATAGACTAAGTCGATTAGATTAACACGCGGTTCAATTGTGTGTAAAATCGCGCTTATGGTTTTCAATAATTGCTGATTGACTAACTCGACCTTATAGGTGAGGAGAATTTTCAAGGTATAATAGGTATCGTAACAATTTTTGGTGCACTCCTTACACATCTGCTTTAATAAATTTAGCAAGACAAATTCGAATAACTTGTCTTTGGGGTCCCGCTCTTGCTTGGGGTCCCGCTCTTGCTTGGGGTCCCGCTCTTGCTTGTGGTCCCGCTCTAGCTTGTCATCCCGCAACAGCTTGTCATCCCGCAACAGCTTGTCATCCCGCAACAGCTTGTCCATATTATTCAATCGTATAAGGTCTGCTTTCTTCATAGCCTGTTCATTTGATTTTATTTCGGTAAAAGGCATTGCAAATTTCACATGTAAACGTTTAATCTCTGCTTGTAAATAGCGAACATATAGATAAGTGTCAATTTGTTCGCTAAAAGCTATCTTCATATATGTCAATAACGATTGCGTCGGGTTGCGGTGTAAATTTACATTATGATAACCAGCGCAAATCAAGTCATAAATTCGCTTGTCATCGGCAGAAGCGGGGACTTCAATTGTAGTCCATTCGGCTTTGGTGAGTTTGCGTTGAGTAAGGTCCATGCTGAATTGAGATGTGTAAATGTAATACTATAATATAATAGTCTACTTATTAAATCAATTTAATAATTAATTATATGATATTATAATATAAAATTGAATTGAATTAAACCCAAACATATAATAACATATAACACAAAGATAATGGCTGACATCATGTATTGCGATAATATGTTTAACTTAAGAAATTCAACTAATATACTCCAGGAAGATATAGCATTCAGTATCGCGTATAATACAGCTTATGCGAACATTATGTTGAAAATGTTATTTTTGGCCTTTCTCACCGTGTGTTTTTATGCTAGTCACATAAAAACTATTCCTAAAAAAAGAGGCCCGACGATTATCTCCATCGAGGGCAATATTGGCACCGGTAAATCTACGTTTATTGATAAATTGCAAGACTATTTTCAACGCATTAATACCGACCTTAAAATTGGCTTTATTCCTGAACCCGTTAACATTTGGAACTCGGTGACAGACGATGCAGGGGTAACTATTCTCGAAAAATACTACGACAATCAATACAAGTATGCCTTCCCCTTTCAAATGATGGCGTATATTTCGCGCTTATCAATTATGCGCGAAGCTTTGAAACAAGATTACGATTTTATTATTATGGAGCGAAGCATGTTTACGGATTGTGAAGTGTTTGCCAAAATGCTTTACGATGATAAGAAAATCGAGTCAATTGAATATAATATATATAAGAAATGGTTTGATGAATTTATAAATGACTTTCCCGACATCTGGCACATCTATATTCAGGCGGACCCGACAGTGTCGCAGACCCGGGTATTGAAACGGGAGCGTAGTGGCGAAAATATTCCGTTGAGTTATTTAGAAAAATGTCACGAATATCACGAAAAATGGCTCTTGGAGGGCGAGAATGAACCAGTGTTACTTTTGGATGGGAATAAAGACATGAATGAGGGTGAATATACTGAATGGCTCGCGCAGGTGGAAGAAATTATTCGGAAGACAGCCTGAGCAGTAAAATGTCGTATTGGGGGAGATGAGAATAAAAAATATATTTTTTTATATATATTTTTTATATATTTTTTATATATATTTTTAATATTTTTATATGTTATAATAAGCGCTTCGTAAATTGTTGGATACCTTTGTATTTCAAAATATCGCGCTCTTGGGTGGTCGTTGCAAACAACTCTTTCCCGTAAATATCTTGTAAAAGCAACCATTCAAATAAACCCCCATTATAAATAAATACATTAGAAAAGCCTAAAGCGATTAATTGTTCGTATTTTTTATGGGGGGTGGAATCTTGTGCATTCATGCCATAGACGAGAATCTTAATATGCTTATTGGATTTTAAATATGTATTTAAAATTTCTTCTTCACTACTCAAGGCTACCGTACCCTGGATTAAACATTTTTGTAAGTTTTCATGCAACGTGTTAATAATAATGTAGTCTTTATTTGCATTGGCTGGGTGCATATTAATGGCGGAGTGCATATTAATGGCCGTGTGCATATTAATGGCCGTGTGCATATTAATGACCGTGTGCATATCTTCAAAATTGATGTATTTATTGGAAATGGAATTTCCCATTACTTTATAAGGAAAAATTTATATTTAAATTCTAACTAACTACCTTTTAAAAAAAGGTAGAGCCAAAACACACTTTTTTAAAAAGTGTGGCAAAACTACCTTTTAAAAAAAGGTAGAGCCAAAACACACTTTTTATGCGAAGTAAAGATAAAGTGTGGCAAAACTACCTTTTTATGCGAAACAAGTATAAAAGGTAGTTTGTCTGCTATTTTATGGCTGTGGGGTATATAATAGCTATCTTGTGAATATTTATCACAAAGTTTTACTTGCATATTAAGTTTAATTCGTTTTTTGCTTTTGTTGTATAATATAATAATAATATAATTCATTAAATTATATTATTTTTTTATATATTATTATTTTGTAAATGTATAATGATAGTCCATGAGATGGACGTGAGTTAAAATTCTCTGTCTTAGAGCAGGGGCTGAAATATTTGCCTCCTTTGCCGCCTCCGCAATGGTTTTAAAATGTATTTTTTCACCAGTAGAGCAACATACTTTTGTAACAGGTTGTTCGTTATACTGTTCTTCCTTTGAAAACCCCGAATACCTCCATAAAAACCCTTGACAAACTCTTTTTTCTCTCAAGGCAATACCCACCGCGGTCCCCGTGGTTAACCCTAACGAACGTCCGGCAGCTTCAATACTTTCATGTGTATTGACAATTTCTCCCGTGTCTTTGTTAATTTGGTCGATTGACCGTTTGGCTTTTTTCACTTGTGGAACTTCCGGGTCTATATAGTTTTCTTTAGTATGTGGGAGCGACACATGTTCATTTTTTATGATGCTTAATAATTTTGGCAAGTCCGTTGCTGTCTCATCTAATAATTTTTCTAAATTTACTACAATATCTACGATTGTTTTCACATTTTCATAAGAACCTTCAAATTTATTATTACCCATTAAGGTCATCGTTTGTTTTAAGAGAAATATCATATTTTTCTCGGCAAAGGGAAATTTTACAATAGCCTTGCATTTTAATTCTCCTGTTGGATATAATTGTTTTAGATTTGTTTGAACGTTTTCAAAATCTTTTTGTCGAGTGATAGAACAAATAAAACGCATATTTTCATATTCAAACACATATAGAAAATATCCATACTTACAAATTGTATAGTTACAAGCTATTTTATTTTTTGATACCAAGGTAATATCATTCGTGCTATTACCATTATAATTTTCCAATTTCTGTGAAAGTTCTGCAATGTGTTTATCTTTATTCTCCTGGGCTAATGTTAATTTATTATTTTCTTCTTCTAATAGAGCGTTTTTCTGTAATAAAATATTATAATTCTCCAGGTTGTATTCATTCTGTTTTATTATATCTTTGATAAATTCTTCAACTTTCGCCAAAGTAAATTCTGTCTCGTCAAGGGCTAATAATTCGCGATGAGTTATATTATCACTTGTGGTGATTGACCTGATTCTTTTTTTTAAAATCGGATGTTTTTTTATGAGGTTTTCAATTTCAATTTTATTCTTCACTTTATAGGCGGCATGTAAGATGAAATTATCGTAGGTTTTTTTATGGGTTGTAACCCGTTGATGTAAATCGTTGGATTGACCGAACTTTACAACTGTTTCATGATACATTTTATGACCTGGTATACCTAGCGTTTTATTATCTACTGTACCAATATAAATACATTGAGTATTTAATGGGAATTGTTCGATAATCGTTTTTTCTTTTAAGTGTTTTTTCTCTATTTCGACGGTTTGTACTACGGTTTGTAATTGTTCTTTTTGAATTGTCAATTGTTTTTTTAATTCATTAGTCTCTTCGCTTATAACCTCTTGAATAATTTGTTCCATTTTCAAAAAATACTCGTGGATTTCATCAGCTTTTTGAGTTTCAGATTTAATACAAAATAGTTTGAATGTTTTAATATTCAACATAAAAATTTCTTTATTTTGACCACCTTTTACATGTTTTGTTTGCTTTTGTTGCAACAAAAGTAATTTTTTATAATCAATATTTTCTTTAAAATTTTTTTCTAGTAAATTTTTTGCTTTAAACTTTTGAGTAAATCCTAACCATTTCCATACATTATCTAAATCAATAACAAAATCATGCACAGGATGATAATTAAAATAACAATAAAAACTAGATAAAAATAATTGCTGCTCAAACTCTGAAAAATTTTCTTTTATTTTTGTTAATAATTTAACATTATAATCACTTGATAATTTTGTGATAGGATTATTTTCAATTAGTTCGACAATATTAAATTCTTTTCCTTCCATGTTATATATAATATACATATAATGTCTTTAAATTGTTTATTATCGCTATTGTTTTTAATAAACTAAACCGATATTATTTATTTAAAATTGTACCGCTTTACGATACAGTAAAGCGATTAATTTTCATCTAGTAAAATCGCTTTACTGTATCGTAAAGCGATAATATTCCGCCCGTCAGCAGTCACATTTTTATCACAAAAAATAATTATATAAAGTATCCATCTACATATTTTTGCTCCTGAGGGCTCAGGAGCAAAAGTTTTCACTCATCATCAGTCACATTTTTATCACTCGAATAAAATATATAAAGTATCCATCTACATATTATCGCTTCACCTCAATGTGAATCAAAAACTTTCACCCGTCAGCAGTCACAGTTTTTGCCACACTTTTTTCTAAAAAGTGTAAAAGTGTAAAAGTGTCTAATTAAACTTCACCACAATCTCCACCTCCTCATTTTTGATGGTTTTAGATGCGGAAATCGATAATTCCTCGCGTTTTTTTCGCGTCTGTTGATTCACCGGCGTATTCTTCTTCTTTGCTGTGCTATTTCGGTTATTCATGTCCGTTTCAATCTCAGCATAATGCTCTTCAATATATTTAATCACATCATTTTCAAAACCCCATTTGAAAAAATTCAATTGTCCGATAGTGGTTTGAATGGACGTTCCGTCTTTATACGGAATATTTATTCTTTCCCATCGACAAAAAGGGTCAAAACGACGCTTATTGTATGACCGCAGTTTGAGTTTGTAATCCACGTACACCTTGAATCTTTTTCCCCTAGAGGGAATATCATAAACGGTGTAATATTTTTTGGCGTAATTTGTCGTAAACCAGTCGACAATGCGGAGAGAAATCGGAGCCATGCCGTTAATAATTGACAGCATTTTTTCCATATTCTCTCCCTCTTTATAAAAAGAAATTAGATTATTTAAGAGTAGCGCATTTTGGCTGGTATAAACCGAGGTCATATGTTAATAACTAAATTGGTACATTTAAGTAATTATATATATAATTATTCAATATATATAATTATTCAATCTATGTTTCGATATTAAAATTAGAATTTCGGGGTTTGAGAAATTCATCCTGGACTTGTAAATCATTAATATAATTATTACGAGGAAGAAAAGGATTTTGACTAATACTTTCAATCATACACCGTTCATTGAGTTTTGTATTTGCATCTTCTCTCTTATTACTAATTCGCATACATGATTCGGTACCGTCATCGAATAATAATTGTTTCATATTATTATAATCGGCCTTATTATCTGAAAAAATATATTTTTCTTTATCAGCTTTAAAAGATTGTTCATATTTCTCTCCAGTGGACCATTTAAATTCTTGAAAAGAACTCCACTTACTCTCGGTCAACTTACTCTCGGTCAACTTACTCTCCTCGGTCAACTTACTCTCGGTCATACAATACACTAATTTAAATTATTACATTTTATTACGCTACAAATTTATATGAAAACGTTTATTTACAGGGACTGCTTCTTTATTTTTGCTTAATATTAATTGTTTACATACTTCGCTAAATTTGTTTCTATAGAGCAGGGCAATGGAATTGTCGGGGTGCAAGGTCTCACAGATTAGTCCGTTCACATGT